TTTCCCAATAACACATCTCTTACATTTGCATAACCATATTCAGACATATAAAATCTTTTCTGTGTTGTTACATCACCAGCCTTTGCAATCTCTTTACTAAACAACTCATAGGCCTTTGTATCAAACTCTTTGAGAGATGATTTGATTACACCTATCATCTTCGTCTGATATTTTAACTTACGACTAGATGCACCTTTGTGTATCAAAGGTTCTCCATTGTTTCTATCTTCAAACCAATCACGCATCTCAAAGTAGATATCCTCACCTAGTGTAAGTAAAAACTTTGATTGTGTATCTCCTTTGTATCTCAAGTAAGGACGCATACCATCATACATACTTGCACCCTTGATATTACCATACAAACTTGTAGTTTCAAACAAACAAAACTCTGTATCGTATTTTTTGTTTAACATTCTACGACTATCGTGAGAACAACAGATAGCAGCAAGAAGTTTACCACCAAGATAGTTGTAACCAAACGGTTGCACAGGAACAATATTAAATCCCATGATTGCACGCTTGTTGAAGATATCTAAGTTAGGCACACCACCAAGATAATCATTTCTTGGTTTAGAATTAATTAGTGGTGACCCAAAACGAATAAATCCAACCACGGTATTCGTAGTTGTTTCCATAACAACAAGTTTCAAAGTCTTGCCTGGATTTTCATCTGGACTAAAAGATGCAACCTTTTCTAACATTGTATCAAAGGTCTTACCTTGCATCTGCACGACTTTAAATTTCATATCCTCTGGATGCATATCATAATTCTGAAACATATCATCTTCTAAACCAAAACCAGGCAGAGGTGTAGGAATATCCTTTACACGTTCAATCTTGCGAGAACGAAAGTAATCATCAATTCTTTTGAAATCGTTGAAGTACATAATCAACTTATCTGCTATATCGAATGCCTCTTGTCTGTCTAGTTTCACGAAAAGAATGCCTCCAAGGATGTTTGTGTACCATATGAACGGTCAATATTCCACTGAATGTTATCTGTAATAAAAGTCAATGGTTCAACAAATGCTTTTTCATATTGTGTATCATAGTCGATATACTTGTGAATGTCAAGTTCTTTTGGAACTTTCGTAATGAATGAGATTACGTTTACACCAAGTGGATTAGGTTGACGCAACTGGATAAATCGAATCTTGTCTCCATCTTGTATAGCTGGGTACTTGTGTGTCAATCGTTTTTCGTTAATCATATGATTGTAAACCAGACTTCCCTTGATATGCATTGGGCATCCTTTACGATATATGGAAGCACTGTCACGAAACTTACTAAGTCCGTTAACTGAACGAGGGAATGCAATATCCTCAACCGGCAAACTGGTGAACTCTTTACGAAAATCCTGTATGAAATCATTAAGTTCTTTTTCATCACCAGACATAATAATCTTCAGTGCTTCTTTAATTTTCTCACGACATGGTGCAGGCGTTGAAGACTTAACTGCTTCGATGCCCATAATCTTGAGGGATGGTTCTTTATATCGAACACCTTCTACATCCCATGCATTGAGGATATATCTCTTCTTTGCAGTCCAGATACCTTTATCTGCAATCACCTCACGTTTCATAAACATCTTCTGGTCATATGCAGAAACATAGTCAGCAAGTTGTTTGTAAGACTTGTCGATAAATGGTTCAATCTTTTCCTTTGCAATCGTATCTAAAAAGTCGATTGGATTCTTTGGGTTTACCTTTTCAATCAATGCATCAAATGTAACATAGATTGAATCTGTATCAGATGCAATAACATAATCCATATCAGTATTTAGCAATTTGTTTAAGTACTGATTCATTTTCTTTTCAATCCAACGAATAGACAACTGACCAGCAGTTGTGATACCTTCTGCAATCGCAAGGTCATAATATCTAAAGTATTGATTACCAATCGCACCATAAGCAGAGTTCAGTGAAATCTTTCTTGCCATCTGGATGTTGTTATAACGACTAATAAACTTTAGATACTTGGGGTCTTTTGTATCTTCATAATCCTGTTTTGCTTGTAACATCTTTTTCTTGAAGATGGTACGGTCATCATAGATTTCTTGCATCATCTCTGGAAGGAAACCTTTCTTATCAGTTCGATATAACGCACCATTCGGTGTGATGGTACATCTTTCTGGAACATCAATACTAGTTTCTTTGAGCATAGAGTCTACACCCAACTCCATGTAATCACCAGTAACAAGTGTTTCTGGCGACATATTGTATTGCATAATCAGATGTGGATACAGTGAGTTCAAGTCAAACGACATGACCCATTTGTGTTGACCAACCTGTGGGTCTTTCACATACGCACCTTCATACTTGTCATTTTTAGATGTGTGTGATTTTTGTGGTATGACAATCTTTCTTTTCTTGAGGTAATTGTGAATGAGAACATCCCAATATTTCACTTGTCCAAACACATCATCATAATTTACTTTTGCTTCATACGCCATAGTAAACAAAAGTTCTAGTAACTTCATCTTGTCTTCTAGACGGTCAACAAGTTCAACGTCAACAATATTATAGTCAATGAACGATTGATAGTCTTTCGTATACCAATCCTTGAAAGTGTCATATGGGTTTTCGTTTTTCTTCTCACCCAACTCTACGAAAGCGATATGGTCAAGTCTATACGATTCTTGTGCAGTATATGTAAACTTTCTGTATATCTGTAGATAGTCAAGGTTTGAAACGCCTTGAATATCATAGACCTGTTGAGGTCTACCGTGACTATAAACAGAACGTGATGACACATTACCCCAAGGTGAAAACTCTTTTGCTCGGTCTTCACCAAGAACCTTAGTCACACGATTGACTAGAAAAGGAATATCAAAAAACTCTGTGTTCCAACCAGTGATTACATCTGGATAGTGTTTAGTCCAGAAGTTCATGAACGATGCAAGCAGTTCGTTTTCGTTAGAACAGTTGATATAAGTTACATCTTCTCTGTCTGTATGATAGTCACCAATACCCCACACTACGATTTTCTTTGTTGATTGATTTTTGATTGTGATAGAAAGCATTTCTTCTTCTGCTTTCTCTGGGTCTGGGAAACCGTTTTCACAACGAGTTTCGATGTCGATTGTCACCACAAGTATCTTGTCACTATCCCACTCTACTTTGTCTGGATATGTATCAGCAAGATATGTGTATGCAAACCTATCTAATCCAAAGACCAGATGCGGTTGATTTTGATATTGTGCAATGAATTCTTTTGCACCCTTGATAGTTTCATGCTTGTATGGTGTTACGTTCTTACCATCAAGAGTCTTCCATCCAGTTTCTTTCTGAACAGGAACATACAAAGTCGGTGAGTACTTAACTTTGTGGTTAAGTCTCTCACCGTTCTTGTATTCTCGTACAAGGATTTGATTGCCCCACTGGACAACATTAGTGTAAAATCTCATAATATAGTTATATCACCCTTGTAGGATATTGTCAAGAGAAAAGCGTCAGTTGTGTATCATCTTGAAAATATTTGTTAATCATCTCTAGTCTATCATCTGCGGCAGCAAGTTTGTTGAGTTCTTCAATAACTGCCTCTGTGATATCAGAGTGTTCACCAATACCTGCTGGCATAGTCTGGTAAACTTTAATATTTGCGATATGGGTTGCGACTTCTCCCTCTGCCTGTTTTCTGGCAGCGGTCATAATATATTCGCCTGGTTTCATTGTCATTTTTATTCACCTTCTTTCTTTTTCCCAATATTGTATTTTGTCTCAAGTTTCCAATCACCCTTTTCCTTGAAACTGATTACTTTTATTTGAGACAAGGGTGCTGCCTCAATCTTAGTTGTTCCCACAACATCTACCAATCCCCAATCTGCTAACAGATTAGCGATAGTGTTCCTTCTTGCAATATCGTTTTCAGACAGGTTGGTATCTTTACCGTCTAGTGCAAATAATTCTTTGAAATGTACGATGTAATATTTACCTTGCTTGTGTAAAATATGGCAAGATTGGAAGAGTGTTTTATCTTTGCGAGAAGCAACTCCAATGCGAGACAAGGTTTCTCTAACCTTGAGGAAATCGTCTGGTTCGTTCAGACGCACTTCCAACATCTCCTCTGGACTCCACGATGCGTCATTCATTTTCTTCCACCTTTATTCAATTTACTTTTTATCATGGCGATTTGTTCATCATCTAAAACATCTAGAGCAGACTTTGCCTTCTCGTTACTGTATCCGAAATATTCTTTTACATACTCTAAGTTCTTAGACTTCTTCGCCTTCATCCAAGGAGCATATCTATTCATACTCCTTAGACTATTTAGTAAAAAGTCATATTGCAGTTTATTGTCTAGGTGGTGCAAACGATTTATCTCATTCACGATTAGACACTCTTGCATACCTGTGGGTGCAATACACTTGTTAATGATGAAAGCAGGATACTTCTTTTCCCACATTTCATCTTCCCCTTCCATGAGGTTTTCTTTTGTCTTATTGATAGTCTTTAGATATTCCTTCAGTTCATATGCCATTATAAGACTCGTACATATTTGTATTTTTAAAATTATCTGATGGAGTAGTCCATCTTAAATTAGAAGCTTTTGCATTTTGTCTGTTCCTATCAATATGGTCTATATCACCGTGAGTATAGTAGAAATCAAACTTTTCTTTATATGTAAATTGTTCCCATAATTCTTTTCTCAAAAATGATGGACATGGTAAATCTAAATGAGTTAGTGCAACTGCTCTGTGGACATAAGTATTTTTTCTTACACCACCAATATTAAAAGTAAATGATGGATACTCTTTTCTTAAATATAATTTTAATTGATTACCTCTATCTATATTAAATACTCTCCCATAATTACTAATAAGATAATTGGGTTTTAATGGGTAAGGTTTCCAGAACTCTGTCATTTGAACTGCACCGATGTCATCATCTCTGTGAGGCAAGCCAAGAGATTAATTTCTTGGTCAGCAACAAAGGCAGACTTATAAGAATAATCCCCAAGTATGAGAACACAGTGAGGAATAGCGCTGTCAGGTACATTACCAGACAAACTATCATAAATCCTACGATATATCCTATGAGGGTCATTGTCCAAATTATGAACCACCCACTGTCTACAACTTTTGAAGTCTTTATCCTTAACAAATGATACGAGCTCTTTGATAGAAGTGTCTGATAGATTGACGAGGATTCCAGCGTCAATTGAACCAGATACAGAGTATCTTTGTAATTCGTTGAGACATCTTCGCCAGTCTGGAAAAAACTTTCCGATAACATCTGCCACCACTTTCTCATTGTGTGTAACATTTTCTTTCTCCAAAATGTCTTGAACACGTTTCATAAAGTTCATTGCAAGTTTGGGTTTTTGTTCGTTTGGAATACGAAACTCAACCGTAGAACAACGACTGTGAAGCGGTTCAATAATACGATTTCTGAAATTACAAGTCAGAATGAATCCACAGTTTTTACTAAACTCCTCAATGAAACCACGCAGTGCTGGTTGTGTTGATTGTGGATTTAAATAATCTGCCTCATCCAGAATAACGTATTTACGTTTACCATCCATCGAAACGGTAGACGCAAAGTTTTTGATTTTAGTTCGTAGAGTGTCGATACCAGATTCTTCTGAACCGTTTATCATCATGTAAGTGCAACCAATCTCCTCTAACATTGCTTTTGCAACGGTAGTTTTACCAACACCAGCAGTACCAGTAAGTAAGAGATTTGGAATCTCTTCATTTTCTACAAATTGTTGAAACGTGCTTTTTAATTCATTTGGAAGTATGCAGTCCTTGATATTTTGAGGACGATACTTCTCTACCCATAATATGTCATTCATATTAAGCAGTCTCTAGTGCAATATAATATTCAACATCCTTATTGACGTTTCTAAAACGAGAGATACCTTTTTGAGATACTTCTACTTCATAATCACCAGACAAGAGTTTTAGATTTTCTACCTTGAAATAGAACTTCTTACCTTTTGCTGGACTTTCTGCACCAACCTCAATACTAAAACTGTTTGAGGTATCATTCTTACGGTCACTCACTCGCAAGTCCATGATACTATCGTTACCAATATCAAGAACCATATCAGGCACACCAAGAACTGCGGCGGCCTTCAATACTTGATTGAATGTATCCTTTGTTAAAGTAAAAGATGCATCAACAGAAGGCATAGTGATTTCTGTCTTTGGTGTGGTTACTACAGATGGGTCAGAATAGAAATAAGTCAAGTCTTGACTACCCTGTGCAATTCTAACACTCTGGTCATTGAACGTAAGTTCTGGGTCATTAAAAAGAGACAATGCAGACAAGAACTCATTCAAGTCATAGATTGCAAAGTCTGTATCAAATGTGTCCGTCACAGTTGCAGTTGATACAATGTTCTTCATTTGAGACATTGTTGCAATCTTGTTGCCTGGACTCACAAGAAGGTTTGCATTGATAGTCGCATAGTTCTTCAATACTTCCTTCGTATCATTACTAAGTTTCATTTAATTATTCTCCGTGTTATCGTGATTGTGTAGTGCCATTATACCATAATGAATCACTTTTAGCAAGTCTTTTCTGTTCTTGCCATCCTTTTTTCCATATCGTTGTGAATACTTTAGAATATTCCCAATACAGAAACCTTCACCATGTCCACTGTCCATGATAAATTCTGTTGCTTGAAATTTGTTGTGTGAGTAGTGTGCGTTATAAGTACCGTCAATGTACTCTTTTAGTTCATCCAGAATTTTATCTTCTGAATATTTGTAATTTATTTTTGTCACAAGATTCATCCTATAATAAGTGTGAGGGGGCGAACCCCCTCACGATTTGACATTTAGTATGCGTACCTTGTACCAAGTACAGACGCAATACCGGCAGCAATGATTTCCTTAGAAGGGGCACCAAGTCTATATGCAACACCTTTTGCAGTGCTGTTAGTATAGATGCAGTGACCTTCACTCTTTAGAGTGTCAATCATTTTAGTTGGTGACACAAGGTCAAACCTTTTTCTCAAGGTTTTCCATGTCACGTTTTCGCCTTTAGACAAAAGATTAAGAACCTTTTGCTTTTTACTAAGTTTTGGTCTACTCATATTTACTCCATATTATTGTTAATGATTCACATCATATCAAACAAAACCTAAAATGTCAAGGGATTTATTTGACCTCAATCAACTGGGGCTTTTTCTCTTCTGGTACGATTCTTTCTAGATTGATAGTCAACATACCATTGTTGAGTTCAGCACCCTTCACAACGATGTCATCAGCAAGAGTAAACTTTCTAGTGAAGTTTCTCTGTGAGATACCCTTATAAAGAGTATAGTCATCAGTTGCACCAGTATCCTTATCCTTCAGTGATTTCACTGTAAGAACACCCTCTGCGACTTCGATTTCAATATCTTTCTTATCGAAACCAGCAAGTGCCATTTCGATTTCAAACTTGTAATCCTCTGTCTTTTGGATGTTATAAGGTGGATACCCTGTTGATTCTGCCTGATGGGTTACATAATCGAACAGTCTGTCGAATGTTCTATCAAAGCCCACAGCATAGGGTGTCATGTGATTATAGTCAAACGCCTGAAGAGCGTTTCTAAGTGTGCTTAAGTTTGTCATTTCATATCTCCTTATTAAGCAAGATTAATAGATGTAGACCCTAATGGCATCTACATCTATATTTATATAGGGATTGAAAACTAAATTTCAACCCCCACACAAATTCTTTTTTAGGCAGCTTCTGCGTACTCAAGTGCCTTATTAAGTGCATTCAGTTTCACCTTACGGTTACGTCCGTACCAAGAAGAAACCATTCGTGAGTCACCCTCACGACCTTGAAGGTGGTCTGTCATGTAAGTGACAGTATTGAATGCCTGCCAGAAAGAACCCTCTGCAAAGTTAGCACCAGGCTGTGTCTGCAAGTTCTCCATAGCAAGTTTCGCATTTCGTGAAGTGAAAGGAAGAACACCGTCTACCTTTTCTTTCGCAGGCGTACCAAATACTTCGTTGAAGTACTGAACGATATTCTCACCAGTGTATGGTTTTGAACCAAGAAACTCTGCCATTGTTTTGTACTGGTCAAGTTTCTCACGGGCGATACCCATTTGTTCCTTAACTTCAGCAGCATCAAATGCTTTTCTGTGATTAACAGTCAACATCTGGTCACTGTTTTGTGACAGAGACAAAGTAAGAGTATTGTTACATACCACACGAATTGGTGTCATACGAATGTTAATCGCTTTACCAAACTGGTGTGGATTGGTGAACAGAAAATAGTTATCTGTTTGGTCACCATTGAACAACTCAAAACTGTCTTTGGTTTTTGCAAGAGCCCAAACCATCTGACCATCTTTAAGAGAACCAGCGGTGTGCATTTCCATGTCACCAGCATTTACATACTCTTCAAAGAAGTTGAATGCTTCTGAGTTCTGCACAGGATTCCATCCTGTTCCTACAACGTCAAGAATAGAACCGTCACTTGAACGAACAAGTGCTTGTTTATTCTTTACCTTGATACCACTTCTAGTAAGGATATCTTCTTTTTCGACAGTCCAATCAAGACCTGCCTTCACCATGAATTGTTCTGGTGTTAAATCTGCTGGAACTTTTGTACCAAGTCCATGCCATGGAACGTCACCGACATATGCCATCTGAGCGTTTCCGTTTACAATTTCAAGTTCGTGTGCCATGATATAATCTCCTTTGTTTTCTCACTTTACTATTACATATTACACGTTTTAATAACAAATGTCAAGATGTTTTTAAAACTAATTTATCTTTATCTATTCTTTCTCTAAGAAAATGCATCCAAGATTGCATTGATGATGGCGTATCTTGACCCATTCGTTCACACAACACAGACATCAAACCTTTATCAGTTATGCCATGTTTACGCATTGGGGGGGTATATTCTGGAAAATCTTCATCTTCCATTTCAATAATACTATCGAAAAGTCTTTTTTCTGCAATAGATAATTGTTCACGAATTTTCCATAATTTTTCACTCATTGCTGGTGCATTGTTTTCAACCTGTGCAATATACCAACTAGAACCCTCACTAGAGTGATATGTTCCATACTTTTTATACTTTGGTCTTGGGCCGTGACACCCACCATAGGGAACTCTCTTCACATCATCCTCTAATATAATATCCATACGAATCACTCCTCATCATCTATATACACTATACCTGTTATTAGAACAAATGTCAAGATGTTTTCAGAACTTTTTTTAATTAATTTCTGCCCCAAAACTCAATAGGTTTGACTTGTGGGGTGTTTTCAAACAAATACCAACAGCAATTGTCTTTTCCAACACTTGAACTTCCTTCAATCCACTTTACTCTACCTATACTAACAACCTTTTTCAACATTGTCAAGTAGGGAACAGATTGTTTTGTGTGCATCCAATCCGAATCAAACAATAACCAAGTTGGTGCTATCGCAGAAAATCGTTCAATCATGGGGTGTAATATCTTACGATTCCAAGGTGGGTTTGTTATTATATATGGTGTCTCTACTTGTTCTAATAACAAAGCATCATACTGAATAACTCTACTGTCTTGTGGTTCAATATCATATGCGTGTGTGCATTTACCACCGTTACTTTCTAGATGGTCAATTAATCTACCGTCACCAGCACAAGGCTCCATAAATGTATACCATTCTGGTAGATGTGCGATAAGAGGTTCTACTGCACTGTACGGTGTTGGATAGAAGTCTCTGGGTATTCTTTCAAACTCACTTCTTTTCCCCACGTTCACTTTCCTCATATAAAATAAGTGCAATCAAAGCATAGTTTGCCATATCAATCAAAGTGTCTTTAATACTTTCATCCTTGACTTCTAACTTCTCTTTCTTTGCAAATCCCATAATACGACTGAACTTATCTCCAATACGAACACAACATCCCTTCCATGCTGGAATGCCTGCCATCTCACAAGTTCTAAAGTTTGCAAATACATCTTCTACACTTGCATAGTCATGACGTTTTGCATTATGTGTTTTCTTCATGTCTTCTAGTAGTTCAAAAAATCTTTCACTTTGATTCATATTATGCCACCTTACTAAAGTTTTTCACCTTTTCAAATTTAATCACACTTCTGAATTTGTCAATCAACATATCCTGTTTGTGTGATATAATAAACACATTCTCTTTTTCAAACGTGTTTAGAATCTTTAGGAAATCATCTGTTCCTGTTGCATCCAACGAACTATCAAAAATTTCATCCAGTATCAGCAGATTAGTATTCGTTGAGTTTTTCATCTTTGCAACCGCTCTCCATGTAAACAACAGTGCAAGGTCAATACGCATCTTCTCACCTTCCGAAAAGTTTGCATATGAAAACACATCTCTAAATCTAGATTTAATTGTCTCGTTGAAGTTTTCATCAATATTAAAGTTGACAAAGAAATCCATAGATGATAGATAACCGTTAATCAATTTATTCATGATAGGCAAATACTGTTTGATAATCTTGGTTTTGATACCAGTATCCTGTAACAAGTTTCTTGCCACATCAAAGTATACCATATCCTCTTTCAATTTTGATTTGGTTGACTCTAAACTATAACACAATTTTTTGAGATTGTCAAGTTTTTCATAGTCTGTTTTCGTAACATCTCCACTTTCAAGTTGACGTATTTCTTCTGCTATGGTTGCATTAAACTTTTCTAGTTCAGTAATACCACTATTCAACTTTGCAAGTTTGATGTTATTATCGTTGAGTACCTTTGCGATATCTTTGTACTCTTTGAGTTTGTTGGTTGCCTTATCCATCTCCTTTTTCATCTGAATAAGACCTTCAGATAATTCCTTGACCTGTTCATTTCTTTGTGAGATTGCCTTTGTTTTGAATGCCTCATCAATGTCCTGTTCACAAGTAGGACACACATCGTTCTTCTCTAAGAAGTCAATCATCTGTTCGTGACGATTGTGTTTATCTTTGAGTGTAAACTGAATGTCTTTAAGTTTGTCACGCTTTTCTACTGCGGCATCCTCACCAGACATCGCATCTAAAAGGGTCTGGTTCTCTTCTGTGATTCTGTTCGCCTCTTCCTTACGAGAGAACACTTCCTCTTCATTACCATCCCTAAGAGTTGTCTTTTGAGATAGAAGAGTGTCCTTATTCCGTTCAATATCCTCAATGTAGTTCTCCTGTAACTCTACCTTTTCTCTGTTTAGTTCTACTTGGTATTGGTTCTCACTGATATCTGCATTTAGAGATTTCACCTTACCTTTCAAAATCAAGTTCATCAGTGAGAATATCTTAATGTCAAGGATGTCCTCTACAACTTCCCTTCTGGCCTGTGACTTCAACTGCATAAAAGGAATAAATGTCGATGACCCCAAAATCACGACTTGTGTAAATGAACGATAGTTTAACTTCAAGATTTGTTGTTCTAGATGCTTCTGATAATCCTTTGCGTTTGCACTTTGATTTATCATATTACCATCTACCCAAATCTCAAACGTATTTGGTTTGATACCACGAACCACCTTAACATTTTTATTCTGTGTTTCAAATTCTATCTCAACAACCGTACCTTGACTGTTGACTGTATTAATGAGTTGGTTTTTACTTATCTGTCTAAACGGTTTCCCAAATAACCCAAAGCACAAAGCATCCAAAATAGTACTTTTCCCAGCACCGTTCTCTCCTATAATTAGTGTTGATGGGTTTCTGTCTAACTGAATTTCAGTAAACGTATTCCCTGTGGAAAGAAAGTTTTTCCACCGTACATACTTAAAAATAATCAACTATATCTCCAAATCACTTGCTTCAAGATACAAAGTACGCATAGTACTTTTCAATCTATTCTTATCTATATCAACATCCAGTTCATCTATGTATCGTTCCAGTAACGTAGTTGTATCCTGTGCGTTTTCTATAATCTCATCAGAAACATTCTCTGCATTCAACTCTGAAAAGTCTTCTACAATCTTCACCTCATGTGTTTTGACCGCAAGCAATCTGTCAAGAAACTGGTCAAATCCATACAAGTCTTTTTTGTTGACCACAACCAACTTTACAAACTTGTCTTCATACTGTTTCACATCAACCTTTGTATAATCTGTTTGCGAATCATCATAGTAAATCTTATCGAATATTCTATGTGGATTTTGAATATACTCAAGTTCTCTAGTAGCGGTATCAAAAATATGAAACCCTTTTGTTTCGTTATGGTCACTCCAAGTTATCTGATAGGTGTTGCCAAGATAATAGATATGTCCATCATCTGACTTCTTGTGAAAGTGACCAGAGAATACTGTGTCAAACTTTCTAAACATTTCTTTCGGATATCCTGCTTCACAGAAGTGACCAGCGTGCATCTCAAATCCGTTGACCTCAAGGTGACCCATACAGATATCTGCGTATGTCATCTGAATACCACGCATCACAGATTCATAGTTACTCTCGTTAATCCAAGGTAACAGATGAATACCAACTCCATCGAACTCTTCAGTACATGGGTGGTCATAACATTTAATATTGGGGTATTTCTCATCGCCAGGCCCACCAAGTAATTCAAAGAGTGAATTAACCTCATTGGTGTTTCTGTAATAGGTATCGTGATTACCTACAATCATATGCATATCAATTTTTCTGTCTACGATTGGTTTGATAAATCGTTCACGAAAATCTTTTGCAATTTTGTATGAAATAAACTTACGTCTATCCATAACATCGCCCAAATGAATAATCGTGTCAATACCTGTTTCATCTAAGTAGGGAAAGAAAGTTTCTTCCCAAAACTTATAGAAGTGGTCATTGAACGCTAGACTATCATTTCGAGCACCAAAGTGAGTATCAGTTATCAGTGCTATCTTCATTATAAAATAATTCTAATCCTTTAGGTTTATCTTTTTTCTTTTTGGGTTTGTAAACATCCTCATCTGGTAGGAAGTTCTTCTGAAGATAATCTACGAATGGATTATCAAAGTTTTCATCTCCACCATCAATCAAACTTTCATCTACAGTCATATTCTCAATCAGTTTATTTTTAACGTGTGCTTGTTTCTTTTCTTTTTGAATACGTCTAAGAAACGCATAGTATATAATCTGTGTAAAATATGCGAATGGGTTGTTTGATTTGTCTGGATTAAAGTTGTGTACATATTGCAAGCAGTTTTCTATCCCATCACTAATCATTTCATCTCTATATGTGTAGTTGATAAAATTAGGTCTGTAGGATAGGTGGTTTGCAATCTTTAGAAAGCATTCACCGATATAGTTGGTGATGGGTGGTTGTGGTTTTCCTGCTTTTTCTGCCTCTCGACATTTTGCTTTCCACTCTACCATCGCTTGTAGAAATTCTTTATTATTTACATAATGTGGTTTTTTCTTTTTGTCTGCCATGAGTCTTTCCCATAAATTAGATACACTATACCAATTGACACTGCAAATGTCAAGGAGTAATTAAATTTCAAAAATGTCTTGACTTCTACTTGACAAGAGAGTAATATTACTATGCTGGGTTTGAGAATACATTAATGAATCGTATCTGTATCTGGTCTTGGGAATGGAATGATGTTCTCATTCTCTTCTTCTTCTAGTCGGGCTATGTCTTCATCCGTTGGTTCTTCCCAATCTCTACCACCCTCTTCAGCAAGTTTCATCTTGCGTACACAATGTTCGTAAAATCGTGTAAGTCCGATAGATGCATCTGATATAGCAACAATACTACTTTTATTTAAGTTCGCAACTTGAGTTTCACTTACAGTTAACCAACGACCCAACGCCATACTTTCTATATAACCACTATTAGTTGCCTTTGGATATAGGTTAACTTGTAGTGGATTCTTCACTTCAATATATGGCCTTGATTTATCAGCATGACTAATGACTGTTATAATCTCATCACCATTTGATAGTTTTAAAATTTTAGTTTCTTGTGTCATGGTCTTCCTTACCTATAGAAATTTGTTTGATATCATAGTCAAACTCTTCCTCGTTGTATATATTTATTCGTTCCATGAAATGTCTTAATGTGAAATTCTGTTTTCCCTTATAGGTAAAATCATCTGCTAAATCATAAAGAGTGGCGGTAGATTTATCTGTACCTTGTCGCAATCCCCTACCAATGGATTGTAACACTCTAATGCGTGATTTGCTTGGGCTGCTAAAGACCACATTGTGCAAATTGCGAATGTTAATGCCAGTAGAAAAAGTGCCATAGGATGCAATAATGATTGCGTCTTTTTCATTTTCTGTAATCTCACGAATATTCTCCCTTGTTTCTGTATCTGTGCCTCCATGCACATAGAATATTTTTCTGTCATATTGTTTATTCAGTCTGGCGTTTGCAGTCATCATCAAGTGCAGATTATTACCGTGTTTTTCGACAAACTGGAATAGTACTAATGTATTACCTTTTAGTGCTCTTGTCAAGCCTATAATGAATTTATTTCTTCTTGTATCACGAACAATTAAGTCAACCTCATCTTGATACGATTGGTCTTTCATAAACTTGCAGTCTGCATCTGGATATTTTAGAACCAGACATTGTACTTTGAGTTTTGCAAGCGTACCAGAGTCCATTAACTCTTTTGATGTTGTTACTTTATTTACTGAACCAAATAGACCCTCTAGTACCAACCTGTGTGTTTGCGTACCGTCAAGCGTACCTGTGAACCCATGACGGTACTTACAATTGACCATTTTATTCATGATACCTGTAAGTGATTTTGATTTAAAGATATGAACTTCATCTCCCAATACACAACCAAATTGTTCAAACCATTTTTTAGGCATCTTATAGATAGACTGCCATGTGGATATCGTCACTGGTTTTGTAATATTCTTTGAGTATCCTTGATATATTTTTTGCATCATGGATTCTTTAAAACCATAATCTACAAAATCAGTATACATCTGTTCCACCAAAGATGTTGTAGGAACAAGGATGAGAACATTCTTTTCTGTTTTCATCGCATACCAAACTGCAAGAAGATATATTATTAGTGACTTGCCGCTAGCAGTAGGACTAAGAAGCAAACTACGATTTGTTCTGACTGCATGAGTAAATGCGTCCATCTGGTAATCACGAATCTCCAAAGTCTTTCCCTTGGACTGAGGTGACACTCTTCCAACAAATCCATCCATTCCTTGTATGGGTTGTTCATCTTTTACTCCTTCTTTATATTCAATATCAATCTCATTACGCTTTGCAAACTCTTCAATATAGGGTAAAAGACCAAAATATATTTCACCAGTTTGCAATGAGTATAATCGTATCTTTCCATCCCACATACGGTTTCGATACTGAGGCATAAACTTTGCCCCTGGCACTTCAAACGTAAAAAAATCTGAAAGTTCTCTTGCAACCCCTTTGTCTGTTTCTACGATTAGGTATACTTCATTCTTCTTTGATATAATCATTTAAACTTAGGGCCTAGCACCCACCCAACTAAACTTTTTCGCAATCCAGTTTCCACAGGAAGTACTCTATGAAAATAACTAGATTGAAAAAACAAACCACTACCAACAGGAAGTTGCATGGTAGTTTCATCTAATTGTTTTTTTGATTTACCAGCAACAATAGTTCTTGTGCGAATTTCTTGATTAGGATTTCCAATTTCAATCTCAAACCCACCACCAGTATACTCATCGTTTAACAGAATTGAAAAACTAATCTTTCTGACCCTACCATCGTCATATGGTTTTGGGTGTTGGTCAGCATGCCAATCATAGTGTCCTTGAACCTCTGAACTATACTCTGTGTATTGTAGTGGTTCAATTGCATTGATATCGTAGTTCCAACCAGCCTCTTTGTTGACTCGTCTTGCAATTGTCATGAAATCTTGTAGCACTTGGGGGTTATTAATCCAAAAGTTTTTTGACTTTCTCTGACTATACTTACTTGCATACTCTATAACTGAATCTTCCATTTCATTATGGTTAACTGTTGCGATAGCATTTGCAAGTTTTTTCTGGTCAATATCTGACCAAATAAATGCGTTACCATATCTCATATCGAACCTTCCATAAACCTCTTCCAATCAATTGCATTCTTGATTTGAAAACCACGATTATTCAACATTTTGCACATCTTCTCTGCATGGTCACACATTGCTTTATGGTATTCTACTGTGTGTTGAGATTCAATTAACTCTTCATCACCTTCAAGATAAATTGGTACATCTTGTTTTAGTATTTTTAAATCAAGGGGTTTTTCTTTGTAAACCTCTGGGTCTGCTTTACCACCATAGTATTCCCATTTCTGTCTATACAGAATGCGGTGTTTGGATTCTACTTGTTTTAGTAACAAGTTCCAACGTGTAAATATTTTGAGGTATTTGCCGTAGAGTTCAGGCGTTTTAAGAGATTCGATGTCCAGTTGTTGGTCATCAATTTTTAAGTCCTTAGCGGACATTTCTTGTAGTTCTTCCAAATTCATACTATATCCTTCAAATCAAAGCGGGATGTGATTACATATCTTCCTTGCGTTAGATATATTGACCTTGAGGGTCTTAGGTGGGTGTTCAAGGGTATTGAACCACATCCTTAAACTATTTATAATGTAAATATCTCATACAATTTGTACTGGAATGTCGCAGTCGATGTCAAGTAAGTTATATCACCTTCCTGTTGGTCAAACGCAAGAGCACCGATTGAAACAGGATATACATCTTGAAATCTCACCTCAACAACAGGATTATTCTTTGCAGACATAATAGTAAGTGTTGCATCACCAAACATAGATTGTACACCAGATGGTGTGCCGGGCGATGTCGCAGTACCAGTGTTTCCTGCCTGTGTAGGAAATGCATCTGTATTCGCATCTTTAAATGATGAAAATTGATTTCTTGATTTAGGGAAACCCAATCCAAGCAACCAGTTATGCAATTCAATATAATTTTCTAACTTTGCATCTACTACAAAACCAATTTCAAGATTGTCAAATGTAAGGTCATCACCCATAACAGCAATCTGTTTAAGTGGTGTTGGGAATATTGC